CGCAATAGAAATTACAAATGCGTCAGGTGGAACAAGTGCTATTACCTACGAAATTTATTTTAAAACTAATACTGTTGGAACTGTCGCAATGAACCAAGATAGCACCGCAAGTTCTATTACTGTAATGGAGATAGCACCATGATTGAATTATGGAAATTAGATGAAGCAGTTCGTAAATTAAACCCAACAGTAGCTACTATTCGTGGTGATGTTGCATACGACAAAGACGAAAATGTTGTTGAATACGATAAATCTGCCGCAGAAACAGAAGCAAGCAAGGAGAATACATAATGGCATCCACGATCTCCGCTGGCACAACAGCTGGCACAGCAATAGCAATAGCTGGCGATACTACAGGTAACTTAGCTTTCCAAACCAATGGCACTACTACTGCCATGACGATTGATACATCACAGAATGTGGGCGTTAAAACAACTCCAAGTTCTTGGGGAACAGGTTTTACAGCAATAGATTATGGTGTTAATTCGGCAATTTATGATATTAGTGGATATACAGGAATTGCTGAAAATTGTTATTACAATTCTGGTTGGAAATATAAAACAACAGGTACTGCCAATAAATTTGAACAAACTGGCGGAGTACAATATTTTCAATATGCTGCATCTGGAAGCGCTGGAGCTGCAATATCTTTTACAGAATCAATGCGTATTGATTCTAGTGGTAATTTAGGTGTTGGTACAACTCCTTATGCTTCAGCTAGATTTTCAGTAGCAACCAATTCAAGTGCAAATGGCTATCAAGTAGCAAATATTTATAATTCAGCCGCAAGTGGAACTGCAAAACAAGCAAATACATTAATTCGTATAGCTTCACAAGGAAGTGGTGCAGATTGTTCTATAGTTATGACTGATAGCGTTACTTATAATATTTTTTATGGTGCAAATAATGGTCAAGCGTATGTTATTGCAAATAGCGGTGGTGTTTATTTAGGTAGTGGTGCTGGCTCATGGGCTTCTATATCTGACCAAAGATTAAAAGATGTAACGGGCACTTACACAAATGCTTTAGCGGATGTTGCCCAATTAGAACCAATTAAATTTACTTGGAAATCTGACGCTGATAAAAAACCACAAGTAGGTTTAATTGCACAATCTGTTGAAAAAGTTATACCTGAAGCAGTAGAAAATACTACTGTTGGTGATGACACAACAGAATATTTAGGTGTTCGTTACACAGAGGTTATTCCACTTCTTGTAGCCGCTATTCAAGAACTAAACGCTAAAGTAGATGCACAAGCAGCCGAGATTGCTGCATTAAAAGGAGCACAATAATGACTATTACACTAAATGGCGACACGGGGATTACGACCCCGATGTACAACGGGTCAATCACTGCCAACGTAGTAACCCCATCCGTTAATATGAAGAACCGCATCATCAATGGTGCGATGGTTATAAGTCAGCGTAACGGCACTTCTAGCGTAACTCCAGCCAACGGGGATTATACTTTAGATAGATGGTGTTTTGGTTTAAGCCAAGCATCTAAATTAACTTGCCAGCAAAATGCTGGTTCAGTAACACCACCAGTAGGTTTTAATAATTATTTAGGCATTACTTCTTCTTCTGCTTATTCTATTTTGTCAGGCGATGTTTTTAGACTTCAGCAATATATTGAAGGTTTTAATTTTGCAGATTTGAATTGGGGAACTGTTAATGCCAAAACTGTAACCTTGTCTTTTCAAGTATATTCAAGTTTAACTGGTACATTTGGTGGTGCTTTAACAAATGATGGTGGTACTCGTAGTTATCCATTTACCTATACCATTTCTTCTGCAAACACTTGGACATCCATCAGCGTAACGATTGCTGGAGATACAAGCGGTACTTGGGTAGGCGCAACCAATGGAATTGGTTTAAGAGTTAGATTAAGTTTAGGTGCAGGAGCAACAAATAGCGGTACTGCTGGTGCTTGGGCTTCTGCGGATTATAGTTCAGCCACAGGCGCAACATCCGTAGTAGGAACAAGCGGAGCAACTTTCTACATTACTGGTGTTCAACTAGAAGTAGGAAGTTCTGCTACAAGTTTTGATTATGTTAATTATCAAACCAGTTTTGCCAATTGTTTACGCTATTACTGGAAATTTGTTGGTCAAAATGCTAGTGGTAACACGCAAATTGGTTCGGGTATGCAATATAACGGGGGTGATGTTCGTTGCACACTTCAATACCCAGTACCCATGAGAATTGTTCCATCTGTAACATTTGGTGGTTCGGGTTTTGGTTTTGAAAGACCAGCTTTATCTTTTGGAACAATAGGTTCAGCTTTTTCAGCAAATCAAACTTTTACAACTTCATTATTGTATTCATCTGGTTCAACAACTGCTGGTATGTCAAACGGATATGGAACAATGTGGGGCTTTACTGATAACACTTCTTTTATTGCTGTATCTGCGGAGTTATAAAAATGGATTTTAATCAAGCTGACAAAGTGCAAGAATATAATCTTGACGGAAAACTACAAGGAATTTTGGTTGTCAATGGCAACGAAAGAACTTGCATCCCTTTAGCACCTGACAACACAGACTACCAAGCCTACCTAAAATGGGTAGCTGAAGGCAACACACCATTACCAGCGGATGAATCATGATTAAAGAAATTGCAGATACCGTTGAAGCTGGCGAATTTAAACCACGCCATACCATTGAAATCTACTGCCCTAAGTGCAGCCGTGATGTGGACGAAACCGAACTAGCTATGAAAGTCTGTGGCGATTGCGGTGAGCCATTACATGATCCAGAACAGCACGTATCTATCGTGGTAGCCAATATGTCATTTGGTGGGGCAACGCTCTGATGTATGCCAGATCCATTTGGTATATCGGAAGGAGCAAAAGCTCTTAGTGGGAGCCTTGATGCAAGTCGTGAGGCGGCTAAAGGTTTATCTAAAAGTATTGAGGGTGTTCAGCAAGATGCGGTAGATGTAGCCCAAAAGAAAGCCCAAGAAAGACGTAGGGCATCTAGAGAGGCAGAGTTTAAAAAAGAACGAGCGCTGATTAAAGCGCTTGAACAGTGGAAGCACAAGAAGCAAATCTCCGATGAGGAGGCTGATTTAAAAATAAATTTTGTTAAAAAGTACGGTGCTAAAGAGTGGGAAGCGGTACTTAAGATTAAGTTGGACATTGAAAACTTGGAACGCAAAGCCAACGAAGATTTCCAGCATGATTTAAAAGATGTAAGGCGGGTGCAGTTTTATTGTTTTTTAGCTGCATTGATTGTGACCCTGTGGCTTAAGTTTATTTTAGGGGCATTTTAAATGAATATCCAAGATATTTTAAAGGCTGTATTGCCAATTGTTGTAGCGTGTTTGGCTTGGTTATTAGGTCAAGTATCAGACTTCTCTACACGGCTTACCAAGATTGAAGGACAGATGCCAGCTTTAATTACTAAAGAAAATGTGCCAACTGATTCACCGCTTTCTGCTGAAGCAAGGCATAGACTTAGAAATGAAATTTATACAGACATCCACCAACTTCAGGTAAAAGTTCAATTACTTGAAGAGAGAGAAAAATACGGGAAAAAATAATGGATACTTTACTTTCAATCCTTAAAGGCGTTGCGCCTGTTTTAGCTACCGCTGTAGCTGGCCCAGCTGGTGGAGCTGCGGTAGGTTGGATTGCTGACAAATTAGGCATCCCAGATAGCACCATAGAAGGTGTTACAGCTGCTTTAACTGGTAATCCTGAGATGACAATGAAGCTCAAAGAGCTAGATTTAGAGTATGCCAAACTAGAACAACAAGACCGTGACTCTGCTCGAAAAGCGTATTCAGAAGTAGCTACGTCTCAGTATGCTACCAAGTTAGATAAAGCGGTTGTGCCTGTTTTAGCCCTTGGCACAGTAGCTTTGGCATTCTTATTTATCGGATTTTTAATATTTATTGATGTAGCACCTGACCAGCAACAGATGATTATCTTTGCCCTAGGATTTATTACAAGCTCGGCAGGGCAGGTACTTTCGTTTTATTTTGGTTCAAGCCAAGGCAGTAAAGACAAGACTAAAGAACTTGAAGGGTTGATGAAAAAATGAATCTAACTGAACACTTTACCCTTGAGGAACTAACCCACACGGACCATCGTGAGTTTGACAATACCCCTAACGAAGCCGAAACTGCCAACCTTGTACGTTTGGCAACTTTCTTAGAAGAAGTTAAAACCGTGCTAGGTGGCAAACCAATTATGGTTAACTCGGCTTTCCGCTGCAAACAAGTGAATGATGCAGTCGGGTCTAAAGATACAAGTCAACACCGTATTGGTTGCGCTGCTGATATTAGAGTGCCAGGCATGACACCAGATGAAGTTGTTAAAGCAGTAATTGCTTCTGGTATTGGGTATGACCAAGTGATTCGTGAGTTTGATCGCTGGACACATATCTCAGTTCCTAACACAAAAGACATGACACCAAGACGGCAAGCCCTTATCATTGACAAATCAGGAACACGTCAATACGTCTAAGGGTAAACCCGTATGCCATTACAAAAACTTCAATTTAGACCAGGACTTAACCGAGAAGGTACTGACTACGCCAACGAAGGCGGTTGGTATGACGGAGACAAGATTCGTTTCCGTTCTGGTTTTCCTGAGAAAATTGGTGGCTGGAGAAGGTATTCAACTAATCAGTTTTTAGGTATTGCAAGGGCTTTATGGAACTGGGTAACTACCAATGCTAATAATTACTTAGGTGTTGGTACAAACGTCAAATACTATGTTGAGCTAGGCGGTTTTTATTTTGATGTAACCCCCATAGTCCATACCTCAACTAACTTAGGTGCTAGTGCTGGTCCGTTTACAGCAACGGCAAACTCTTCTTCTATTACTGTAGTAGATGCTTCTTACCACCCAAGCGTTGGGGACTACTTTGTTATTTCTGGCGCTACTAGTCTTGGCGGTAATGTAACTGCACCTGTGTTAAATGGCGAACATGTAGTTACTTCTTTAATTAACTCAACGGCTTATACCTTTAGCGTAGCTCCTGTGGTTGCTAGTGCAGGTGATTCAAGCAAAGGTGGTGCAACTGTTACTGTGAAATATGAATACCCACCAGGGTTAGATGTTGCCGTTGCGGGTACAGGCTGGGGTTCAGGACCATGGAGTCGGGGTGGATGGGGTTCAGCCTATAGCGGTGGAGTGCAAGATCAGCTACGCCTGTGGACTAATGACAACTACGGAGACTACCTATTTATAGCGCCTCGTGGTGGAGAAATTTTCTATTGGATACCGCAAGGTGCTTATCCAGATGCTACCGTTGCGGGTACAGCTACTCGTGCG